GTGTAGATAGACTTTTAGTTGTCTCTGTACCTGTAGATGATCTAATAATTACTGTTAGATCGCTGTCCTGCAAAATTTTAAATTGATAGGCAAAGTTAGTGGTACTGCCATTACCATTGTGGGAATTCTTAATAATTGTAGTTGATACTGTCATTTGTTAAAAACCTTTATTATTTTTAGATGGTTTTGTAAATAAATATTCTTGGTTATAATCCTTTTTCATTCTCTTTTCTACTCTTTATTAGTTAATATCCGGTATAATAGAACCGGGTTTTAAATAGTAATTTTGACCTCTTTTTTCTTCATGTTTGTTTTTCATTCTAGTAAAATATCCCGGATCAAGCATTTCTTTAATTTGATAACCAATTAAATAATCATACGCAGCTTTAGTATAATATAAATTTAAAAATGGTGTGTGTCCTTCTATTAATTCAAGAAATTTTTTACCAGATTTTTTAGGTTCATTCATTGATGTTATTATATCAAGTAATTTTTTTGTATCAGAAGCGGTTGGTCCAAGTATAGTTTCAAAAATACCATTTCCATATTCATTTTGTATTTCACTTATTAAAAAATCACCATAAATACCAGCACCACCACCCTGTGCAAATGCTTGTAATAAAGTATTTTTATTTTTAGGGTCTCTTGGTGATCTTCCACGAAGCATATCTTTTGTAGACATTGCTAAATAACCAAAAAAAGTACCTAGTATTAATATAGTTGATAAACCACCAAGTTTTGCAAGGTTACTTTCATTTGGTCCATAAGAATATAATTCTCTACCAATAATTTTTTTCCACATACTAATCGGAAAACTTTTAAATTGCATAACAAATCTTATAGTTTCTCCCATTGGAGTTCCTTTTTCTAAACCTTGATTTGTTATAGCTCTAATTGCAGCATCTGGTTCTGGTGATCCATGTTTGCCTTGATCTGATAAAACATTTTTCCATGTTAATTGTAAGTCTCTTTTAAAATTTCTAATTTCTCTTGCACTTAATTTTCTACCAACATAAGCATTAATAACATTATCAGATATATCATCAGCAGCTTCTGCTGTTAAATATCTTTTTTCATCAACTGCTAAAGTTTTTATAGAACGCAACATATTCCATTTTCCTTCATCTATTCCATATAATGTTAAAAAATTTTGTTCTCTTATAGTTAAATCTGATAATTTTGTGTCAGCTAACATCCCATAGTGTCTTGATAAACCAAGTGCCATTGAACTTTTTAAACTTGCAATCCAACCATTCATTCCATTAAATTTAAAAAATGTATTTTGTAATCTACCCATTCTTCCCCAAGTATCATCTGCTGCACCATAAATATTTCCTCTAAAAGCAGTAGCGGCAACTGAATTACTGGTAATTTCTAAAACTTCCATTGCGGCTCTATCATTTGCTCTGAACAATCCTGTCATAGCTTCAAACAAACCAGTTAATAATCCTCTTCCTTGAAAACTTGTAGTTCCCATATATTGTGCTAAATCACCAAATGATGAAACAGTAGCCATACCTAGTCTACCCATATTACCTGTTGCTCTTACAACCATACCTACTTTTGCTAAAGTTTGACCACCAACTGCGTTTATACTTCCATCTAATTCAGCAAATTGACTTGCAAAAGTTTTAAAATTTAATTCTGAAACCATTTTGGGGTCTGATTGTCTATATTTTTTTTTTAATAAAGATAAAACTTTATCTAAAGTATTTCTAGGATTTGTTCCTAACTCTTGCATTAAAGCAATATTTCTTGAACTTGTAGCTAAACCAGTAAATATACTTTCTTTTAAAGATGGTTGTCCAAATCTTATACTATATTCTTGTCTAGCTGTTGGATTTTTAAAATGTAAAACTCTTGCTGCATTTAAACGATTAGTTACATTTTTTGTTCCATACACACTATCTGCACCACCATATTTATTATGATCTCCGGACATTAAACTATCAAAAATACTATCTAATATTTCATTAATTTTTAAAGGATCGTTTACATTTCTAAATGTTCTTTTTAAATCTAATCTACTTTTTATATATTCTCTCCAAGCATATCTATTATCTTCAATTAATTTCGAACCAACATCTGCTCTTCCCATTTTTTCTGTGTCGTGAGACATTCTTGTAATCCAATCATCTAATTCTCCTATGTTAGCTCCTAAATCATTTAGTCTTATTCTTAAATCTGCTTGAAATTCTTTTAATACTTTAGCAATATCTTTTGCATCCTTTATGCCTGTGGGTATACCAAGCATTTCATTCATAATTTCTACATCCATTTTACCATCAGTAAAATCTTTAAAAGCATTATCACTTATATTATTAAGACTTCTAATAAGTTTAGTTATTAAAACATCTTCTAATGCTTCTTGTTTTGCACCAATAGAATCTCTAGTAATTTTAGAAAATTTTTGCATACCAACTAATATTGCTGACACAGCTTCTATAGGAGTTATTCTTCCTTCTGATAAATCTACAGCATCAATAACTTTTTGATAAGTGTCTAATGCTTTCATATTATTTTCAGCTAAATTTCTTTTTTTAACAACTTGATCGTATTCAAATTTATCAATAATTTCTTGTGCTAATATTTTATCTGTTTTTGATTCTAAATCTTGAAATTTGTTTTCTTCAATTTTTATTTTAGCTTCATCTAAAATTTGATTTATTTGTTCGTCTGGCAAAAGATCACCAGTTAATCTTTTAACTTCTTTAAAACATTTGCTAATTGTTTTTATATCTACCATTATGAATTCCTTTTAGTACAATTAGTTCCAGCTTCTATAGCCTCTCTAACAGTAGTTTTATTTTTTATAGACTTATCTATTTTTTCAATTTCAGTTCTGTCTACTGTAAATTCTTCACCTAAATCTTGATCTTTAACATCTAGTTGTTTTTGTTGCTGTGTGTTTCTTAAATTTATATTTTCTGCTTCATTGGCTACTTCTGATGTAGTTTTTTCTATTCTTATTTCTTCTTGATCAGTTAATGTTTTTTTATTGTTTGCATTAACTCCAGTTTGTTCTGCTAATTTAGCAGCATCATTAGCCTGTCTTTTAGCTTCAAATATATCTCTTTCTGTTTTTTGTAAATTTCTTATATTTTGTAAATATATTTTTGCTGATTTTCTATCACCATTTTCTAAAGAGTTTTTATATAAACTTTTAAACTCTTTAATTTGATCGTCTATTTTATTTAACTGTTCATCACCTACTCTAGTTTTTTCAACTATAACATTTCCAGTATCTACTTTTTCTCCTTTTACAACTCTACCAATAGAATGTTTTAATAATGCTTGTTGATTTTCTGGTGAAATTGCTGCTAATCTTTGATAAATATTTGGTTTACCCCTTACTTCTGCAAGATAATCTCCAATTCTACCAAAACCAATATGAGCTGCAGAACCTATAAAACCACCTACAGCTATATTTGTAAAAGAATCATACATATCATAATCTGCTTGTTCTGATTTAGCCACACCATAAACAAGAGGTTCAACAGCAGTGTTACCAACCAAACCTTCTACAAAACCTTTTTTCATTCTAGCTACATTTTTACCAGAACGAGCAACCATATTTGCAAATCTTGCTTGACCAACAACAGGTATAAAAGATGCTGCAATATTAATTGGGTCTACAAAACCTGTAGCAAGAGATTCTAAAAAGAAAAAACTTTTAGCTAATTTACCATCTGGTCCTCTTGAAATAATATTTGCTCTTTCTTTTTCTAATTTTTTTCTTTCAACTAAATAATTAACTAAACCTTCTCTGGTATCTTCTTTAAAAGTTAAACCCAAATATCCATACTGTTTGTTTAATTCATCTCTATTTATATAAGTATTACTTTCTTGATATGCTTGTGTTTGATCTACTGCTCTAAATACAGAAGATGTAGGGTTATAATTCCAAGCATTATAAAATGTAGCACCAGCACTTTCCCAAAAACCAGTTCTAGTTTGATTATATAAAGAACCTATTTCTTGTTCTGATGTTTCAAATGTACCAAGTCCAGTATTAATCATTATTTAATTTTTTTTAATGCTTCTTCAAGTGTAGTTCCTTTTTTAAAAAAAGTATTACTTAATTTTATTCCAACATCAAATACACTTGGTTCTAAATATAAATCAGCTATTTCTTTTTTATTTTCTTGAATTATAACTGCTTCAACTAAAGCAGAAATATCGTTTAGAGTAATTTTCTTTTTTCCTAATTTTTTTTCTACAAATTTAATATAAGATGATGTGTTATTTTCAGAAGATGGAGCATATTCTTTAAAAATTTCAGATATAATTCCATTATGTCTTTTTATTTTTGTTTTTAAATCTAGTGCTAATGCTCTTATACCCATTTCTTTACTATCAAAAACTGCAAATCTTTCAGCATATTTTTTTCCAGTTTCACCGGCATATCCTTGACCTATTTCAATATTACCGGGATTATTAAAAATTTTAGGTTCTATCTCTGCTGCTGCAGCATTAGAAATTAAAAGATCACCAGCAGTATCTATTACTCTACTTACACTATCTATTGCTGTATTTATAAGGTTTTTGTTTTCGCTAGTATTATCGTAATTAGTTTCTTCAAACTCATAAGCACCTACATCAGATGTGTAAGGTATTAATTCTATGTTTTCTCCTGTTACTGGAGCTTT